TATGCAAAATTCTTGCCTGTTAGCGCCCTTTCGGGCGCCAATATTATACAGCCTGCGACTTCTACATAATGCATGTTACATTATGCGAACCCTTTAAATATTGTTTTAATTCAATAGCTTAATATTATTTTCAATCAAAAACTTATTTAATTATTTTAAATAATATCAGTTGATATAATCGCAGTCTCCGACATTCGGCATAAATGAATCCTATAGTTCGAGTATTAACAAAAAACATGGCTAATCAAGAGGGGGCGGAACATCTTCATTTGTAATAATTGCATGTACCGCCAATTTGAATTTTATAGCATTAATTAAAATAGTGGGTTGGCTTCCAAGCCTACGGCTTAATTTTTTCAAAATTATCAACAAAAATAGTTAATAAAACCGTGCATAACTGATAAATCATGATCTGATTCAATACATTAATTCTATGATCAAGAAATAAACACCCGTAATTATAGCGGAGTTCCTCGTTGCCTGCGGTACTCGACTATAATTACGTGATAATTAACGTAATCACATTATATTTATTAAATTCATCTCATTTATTAATCTTCTCTGCATAAAGCACGACAACAATATCGGTCTTGCTGTTCTCTTTGCCACTCGATTTTAAAAATGGTAATAATGTAAAGCTCGTTGAATTATCACTATTCTTGGTCTCTGCAAGTCCTCCAAGTACAATGATTTCACCACTTTTAACTGATACCTGAGTGTTTACATCACGCTTAATCAGTGTCGGACTATTATCAACGCCCGTCTCGGTTTTAACGAAGTTTGATAACTGCTGTTGTATCGTTAAATCAATCGTGTTAAGCCTGATTTGGGGGCTAATATTAAACAGCACACCACTAGAACGATACTCAATCGATTGAATCGGCTTGCCGTCCTGATACGTTGTTGAGCCAAGCACAGGCACATCAGAGCCAACCGAAAACGATGCACTTGCACCGTTCTTAACTCTTAGTTGCGGTGAGCTAACGACCTTAAACCGACTATCTTTATTAAACAGCTCAGCAAGCGCACTAAATGAGCCTGTTTTAAACGTTATCAAGTTTCCGCTACTTGGACTATAGCCACTGTTTATTTCAATACCTAACTTGCTATTAAAGAGGTTTGCAATTAATGACAGCCCGTTACCCTCTTTCTCAGTCGTTGATACTTCAACCACATAACCGGTTACCACAATTTCATCGGTCACAATATCAATACTCGGTAATAACTGCTTAATCAGTGCAATATCGGCTTTGGTGCCACGGTACACCAGTAAATCACCACTACGGCTAAATTGGCCACTTGCGCTATTTGGGTTAATATCGCCACTGGTAAGGGTCTGTGTGGTTTGAATTGAACCCGTTGAGTTAAACGACCCTTGCACCTGACTGCTAAGAATATCCGATAAGTACTGAACACTGCGATACTGCGGTGCGTAGATATACGTTTCTGTTGGCACGGTTGGTGCTTTCGGTGTGTACGTTGTAATGTAATCAATGCCGTTTTTGTCCCAGATTTTAATATTCATGTTACCAAAATAACGTTCAATAAATGCCCTTTCGTCAATGTCGTTGCTAATTCGAAACGTTAATAATCGGCTATCGTCTGCAAGCTCTGGCGAGAGCATATAAGGACGCTTAAATACTTCGCTGTAGATGATATTAATCGCATCAGGTAATTTGATACGGCTTAGCTCTAAATCAACGCCGTTCGCCAGTGCACTACTTAAAAGAAATGACGTCATTACGTAAAAAAATAACGTAATACATGATAATAAGTATTTTGTCATTGTCCTGTTCCTCCGCTGTACCGAGTGATAATTTCTCCGTCAAGTTCGCCTTGCTTCATCAGACCACTAAAACGAAACTGACTTGACGGCTCAAGTCGAATTGCGCCTTGATTACTCATTAAAATTGTCCATGCTTTGCCGTTTTGCTTAAGTTCGCCTGCTATGCGCCATGTGCTTGAGGGTTTGGGTGTGGTTTGCGGTGCTGATGGTTGTAGTGTCGAATGATTAGAGATTTGTGATATTGTTTTTTGTTCCGTAACCGTCGGTGCAACTTGGTTTTTAGTAAAAAAGCGATACGTAAAATAGAGACCCGAAAAAAACATCATAATAATCAGTATCACAAGAAACCATACTGATTTTTTTGCAAAAATATTTTGCCGTTTATCGGTCGTAGATTCTTGACCGCCTACGCCGTCATAGCTCTTATACAAGCTAAAAATTTCTTTTTGATACTTTTCTTGATAGCTAGTAACTTTGTTAGTCTTAAATAGCTTTGTACCGTTATATACATCAACACGATAGCGAGAGCTTAAACCTAAAGACTTATGCTTGTGCATTTGATACGTTGATTCGATTCTATCTTTCAAAAAACGCGGAATATTAGCGACAGACTGATTAATGACGATTAAATCGCAACTAATGCCCGTCTTTTCATCGGTAAAGTGCCGATGCTCCGCAATAAAAGAGCGGTGATTTTCGGGGATTTTGCTATCACTGCCCCAAATACGCCACAGTTCATCGATGGCAATCAAATCCCCTGCGTTGCACACGGTTTTAACGTTTTTTGATTCATCAATCACTTTAAATGGAAAAAAATCATCTTTCATCACGTCACTATCGCTAACATGAATAATCGTACCTAAATCGCTCTCGTTGGCCTTTTTAGTCTTTAACGCATACTCTTTAAACTGTTCTTCTTTAATTCCCTCTATGTTCGTTATAATGCGCCGACCTGCTAAATAAGCAGGCAGTAATACACTTTTGACTACTTCGTAAGATTTCCCAGAACCAGGCACTCCCACGTACGCCGATATAGCCATAATTCCCCCTATTTACCCAATTAACGGAATACGACGAATTAAAAAGCGTGTCAGTAATGCTGAAAGTACCATTGTAATACCCGTTGGCACATTGAAATAATTTAGATAGAACCATACCGAATCGGGTAGTAAATCAAATAGTGCTTTAATATTGGTGCTATCTGGTAGCATTGACGCAAGCACCGGAATTAATTCAGACATAACGAAAAACAAGACAAACATAATTAAAAATTTGACCAGTATTGAACGAACAAACCAGCCAACAATCGCCATTAAAAACGCAGGCATAATTTTCTCCTCAATTAAGCTTTTAAAATAATGCGAAGTGATACGAACGCCCAGACAATGAGCATGATTGTTTGAAAGAGTGTGCGGTTCTCTTCTAGTAATGGGCAATGCGTGTCAATCGTGTAAGTTTGACCGAATGCTTCAAATGTACCGATTGGACAACTAGCCGATTTTTCCGTTAGTTCAAAGTTACGTAAGAATGGAAATAAATTATCGAGGTAAGCTAGAACTTCAAAGCCTGTCGGAATATTTTCAAGCTCTGGCCCGGTAAAAGTATAATCAACATCTTCTTTGCCTGTATCGTGGTTTGTATCATTATGTGTTGTGTCGTTAATGATTGTTGTGTACTGTTTTTCAACAGTTGAAAGCATATCACCATCGGAAACGGTGGAGTAAAACAAGTCGTATTGAGTAGGATTTAGTCCCATTGCTTTGGCTACTGCTTGAATTTCTGCCGCCGTTATTGGTGTGCTTGTACTATAAGCAACTCCCTCATACCCCTCTGCGCTTGATGCCGAATAGATAATTTCATTAAAAATGTCGGCAAGGACTTCATAATCAATTGGCAATGATTTTAAGTCATCTTTAAAAAAAGGCTCAATAGCGGTCAATGAACCTGATTTTACTTCCATTGAAGCAATTTTATAACCACTGTTAGTGTCAACACGTAAGTTATGCGTAAAATCACTATCACTCATTGAATAATCATCTTCATTTGGTGGTGAACAAATTGTTGACGTGGATCCATTTGGTGCGGTGGTGGTTTTGCAAGGTTCAAAGCTACTATTCACATTCTTTTCGTGAGTAGTAACTTTTACAAACACCGTATAAGCCATTGCTAGCCCCTCGATGTCGGGGTGATAGTGTGTTACTGACGATGAGTTATATTTCATGCTATCTTCTGTTACACCGACAACATCGAAATCAAACATTGATTCACTTCTTACATATCTAAACTTATAATCTTGCTCTGTAAACGAAATATTGCCAAATTGGTCAATAATTTTGTTGGTCACTGTTTCAGAAAAATCAGTATAACGGGGTTTATACATTGAATATGTTCTGAATTCTTGCGCTTGGATGGCTACATCTTCATAAATATCACCAAAATAATAAGGTGCGGAATATGCCGTTTTTGTAATATAAAAACGGGCATTGTCAGGGTAATTATAGCCTTCTTGAACGCCAACTATTTTGCTTGCTTCACCTTGAGTAACTGATTCAATATAGACAAACACGGGGTTTAACTCTTCGGGCTTGAAATTAACGATAATCGTTTTTGAAACCCCCTCTTTTTCAACGTCAACAGCATAAGTGTTTGGGTCAATTAATACGGCTTTAGTATACGACTTTAAAGAATCATCATTTCTCATGAGTTCTTCAACAGAATAACCACCGACCGCACCTGCAACACCTGCCCATGTAACCGCGCCTGCAATTTTCAACGTTGACGCTACGGGAATAGTTTTCAATGCAGACTTTGCCGCTTGAGATACTGCAAATCGAGTTAAAGTGAGCCGTTCAATCGCCCCCGTTGCTGCTTGTTGTATTGCTCGACGAGCCACTACGCCACTAAATAAATCAGCGATAGAAACTACGGCAAAAGCTGGGGCAACAAAGGGATTAGCCTTAACTTGATAAAGCGGTGTGATTAACCCGTTTAAAATTAAAATGAAAATAATTACCGACCGTTTAAACCCTGAATTACTGCCCATGCGCATAATAACCCCCACATAAAAAACATCATATCCCAGCTCATAAAGCCCCCTAGATAGTTATAAAAAAAGGGCTGTTAAGCCCTTTTCTATTAGTAAGTAGCTTACGCCCCTTTGACCATTCGTAATACCCAACGCACGCCCACATAACCCGCGTAAAGTGCCACTAATGAGGCAGCAATTGCCATAATTGCAATCAATATGCTTGAAAAATCAATTGAATCAGTTAATGCTGATAAATCAGCACTATTCTTAGCAGGTGTATCCACAGCCATTGCAGAGCCAGATACGATGCCAGATACAGCGATACACGCAGTTAAAAATTTATTTTTCGAAGTAGATAAAAATTTCATGTTATTATTCCTTAGCCTTGTTAGGCATTTTTGACAAGTTTTAAAATGTGTCCTATTCCATGACTGAAAAGCCATAAGAATAGAACCGAGGTAAAAGCAACGCCCCAGAATTCGGCGGACTGTGCATAGTCAATCTGGGCTTGTTGCACTTGAGAATTATCAACGACCAACATCACCGCCTGACAATCTTCAATCGGTTTTAACGGTGAGCAAATCTCACCCGTTATTTGCATCATTAGGACTTCTTAGGTTCATCAAGTGGAATTAAAACTAAATTCCGAGAATCAAAACGCAACGAACTAAAATCTCCTGCACCAAAGCTACTTGATGATAGTAAATAAGTGCCGATTGGATATGGCGAAGCATCCTTATCAATAATTAACTTAAATTCAAGGGGATATCTTTTTCCTGTATTTAAATATGCTACCTGCTCTCTAATAATCCATTCTCGCCCCTCTTTAATGCCTTTCTTTACAGTAGCTAAAGCTTGGTCGGGGTGAATTGTCACAATCGGTAAATGTTTTACAAGTTCGGCATTATTAAAATCTTTCATTTTTCGGTTTCCTTTTATTAATTGATATAAAATCAAATGGTTAAATTAAGTACTGAATATACATTATGCGAACTAAGACAGCTTTTAGAGGGGCTAATCAAGTTCGCTAAACTCAGACATCGAACAAATTTAAATTTCTTTGCAAAAAATTTTAAGCCGCTTTGAAAAT